TTGAAGGAATTCCGCTGCGCGGATCTGCTCTCTATTCTCAAAATCAATATGGCGATTTCAGTGATCCCGCGCATCATTCCCACCGGCGGCCGGGGAGATACCCATGCTTATAGACCTGAGCAGGAGTGAGATTGAAATCATCGCGAAAGACCAGGAGGGCGCGCTGGAAAGCGATCATCTTGGGGACACGCAAGACTGCGGAGACTTATCGGATTGCCCGGTAAACCACTTTCATATCGACATCGACCTGGCGGATGCCGCCGGTCTCCGCGCATTTCGAAATGAGATAAAGGATCGTCAACAGCTCCTGAAATTGATCGGCCGGGCTCTGGAGAAATGCCGATGAAGCGACCCTGTCCGGTTGTAGCAAGAAAGCCCTGCGTACCGTCGAAAAATTTCGTGCAATGGATGAAGGAATTCGGAATTAGACGATTGGCACGGACGCTGGCTGTCACTCAGCGCACTGCGCAAAGGTGGATTACGCCGGGCGGCCGGCGAAATCCGCCTGCCAGGGAGCTAGCGTTAAGCATTGTGGCGCTGTCGAAAATGGAGCCGCTGCGCGGGAAGATCCGGCTAAAGCTTGAAGATATATACGGCAAGGCGACCATTAACCAGACGGAAGATCGGCGGTGAAAGATGAATCCGGGCGACAGAGCGGGATGGCTGAGAGCAAGGCGGCGTGGAATTACGGGAACCGATGTGGCTGCAATCCTCGGGCTGAATCCGTGGCGAACCGCCCTGGATGTATATCTCGAAAAGATCGGCCAGGCCGAGGAAACCCAGGTCAGCGAAGCCATGTGGTGGGGAACATACCTCGAGGAGGGCATGGCGCGCCGTTATGTGGACCTGACGGGCATCAGGAAAGCCGAGCTGCTCCGCGGCGGCTCAATCGCGAAAGCATTTCCGAAAAGCCGTTCCATGGTTTTCGGCAAGGGCGCTGATGCTCATGTCCTGATCCGCCATAGGACATACCCCTTCCTTCTCGGCACTCCGGACGGCCTGATTCCCGGCCGGAAACGCGGGCTCGAGCTGAAAACGGCCGGCGATTTTGCCGGCATCGAGGAGTGGGGAGAAGAAGGCACGGATCAGCTGCCCATGCACTATCTAACGCAATGCGCGCATTACATGGCCGTAACCGACTTTCCCTCCTGGGATGTGGGTGCGCTGCTCGGCATCGGGGCGCGCATCAGCGGCAGCCTGATCGTATACACCGTCAATCGCAATCGGGCGCTGGAAGCTGAAATAACGGCGGCGGCCGTGCGCTTCTGGCGGGAGAATGTTCAGAAAAGAATTCCGCCGGCGATCGACGGCAGCGCAAGCTGGCAGGCATATCTCGCCAAAAAATACTCCGGCCGGACGGGCGTGGTTCTTAAGGCAACGCCGCGCCTTCTACAGCTGGCGGATCAATATCGCGGCGCGCAAAAACGCAGGCAGGAAGCGGAGCGCGCCGAGCTGCTCATCCGCAATACCCTTGCATCTCATCTATTGAGCGCGGACAAAATGACGGGGCCGTTCGGAACGATTGGATGGGTCCGGCCGCCGGAAGAGAGAGTGGTGGATTGGAAAGCGGTGGCTCGATCGTACAATCCGGCGCCCGAGCAGATCGCGCGTTTTGCGCGGACGAAACAGGACCCGCCCTACGTGCGGGCGTGGTGGAGCAGATCGAGTGCGGAGGGAAGGCTTAATGCAATCACGGGATGAAGCGAAGATCCGCAAGAAGCTGTTGCAGGATTGCCGGCGGCCGGCCTTCGCGCGCCTGGCGCGATATACGAAGGAAGTGGACATGGCCAGCGGCGAAACGGTGACGCGGGCCAGCGTGAAATTCGTGGAGGCAGCCCTGGTCCGCTGGGGGAACGTGCGCACCGAAAATATCATCACCGCGGACACAGACAAGACGCGCACCGTGCGTGTCCTGATGACGGATCTGCAGACGGGAGCCGAATACAGCAAGGAAATCCTGCTTGAAAAGACCGTGGAGCGAATGAGGCTCTCGCTGCGGGAAAAGGTCCTGGGCACGCGCAGGACGGCGGGCGGGCAGGTCTACCTGGTGCAGGCCACCGAGGATGACCTGGCTTCGAAGGAAGCGGCGCTTGCCTCCATCGTGGTTCGCCAGCTCGGGCTGCGCATTCTGCCCGCCGACCTGGTCGCCGAATGCATGGAGGAGGTGGCCAAAACCATCGAAGGATTGGATCCCGCCGGATCGTCTCAACAACAGCCGCCTGTATCTCAGGAAATAGCCCATTCGTCCCGCAGCAGCGCGCTGGCAGGGCTTTTAAAGCAAAGGAAGGCAGACTGCCGGGGAGGCGGGGAAAAAACCGCCCGCGCCGCTCAGGCGAAAAACAGGAGGCCGGGGAAATGAGCCGTACGCCGTTTCATTCACTCCGCCGGTTGCCGGCGCGTACGATGAACAAAACCGAGCAGCAGCATGCCTGGTCTCTCGAAGTTCAAAAGCGCGACAATCCGCGGTGGATATTGTCCTATGAATTTGAGGCCATCAAGCTCTTCATCGGGATAACGCCGAATGGAAAGCAGATGTGGTATTGCCCGGATTTCCTGGTGCAGCGCTCCGATCGCGCGATCGAATTGCACGAGGTGAAGGGTGGTTACATCACGGAAGACAGTTATGTGAAGCTGACGGCGGCCGCCCGGATGTATCCAATGTTTCGATTTGTGATGTATCAGAGGACGGCAGCCGGCTGGGTGCGGAAGGAAATTGCAGCGCATTAATGGTTTTAAACAGGTCTCATGTCGAAACTGCCGTGGATGCAATTCAACACCGGGGACTGGCTGAAGGACCCCAAACTAGGTATGTGCCAACCTGCTACCCGTGGTATTTGGATTGACGCTTTGAGCGCTATGCACGAGGATGGCCGATCCGGCGCACTCGTAGGAACGCTGTGCCAACTAGCCCGCGTCCTGCGCTGCACCGAACCCGCGCTTCGGACCGCGCTCGATGACCTCGCCACCACCGGAGCCGCCGACGTAGAGCGACGTAACGGCGTTGTCACGCTCATAAACCGTCGGATGAAAAGGGAGGCAAAGACGCGCGAAATCAACAGGTTGCGCCAAGAGCGACACCGTGACAAAGCGCCTTGTCACGGTATTAGAGACGGACCTGTCACGCAAATGTCACTATCTGATTCTATATCTCTTTCTAATTCTGTTTCTTTTGAAAAAAAAGAAATGGGAAAACGTCCGCTTAAAGAGCGCTTTGATGAATTCTGGCAAGCGTATCCAAGAAAAGAGGCCAGGCAAGCGGCGTTGAAAGCGTTCGCAAAAATCGATCCGGATGAGGAAACGCTGCGGGCGATCATCGCCTGGATCGATCTCGCGCGGCAGTCGGAGCAGTGGCAGGATGTTTCGCTGATCCCGCACGCATCCACGGTGCTGAATCAGTGCCGCTGGCGCGACGATCCGCCTCCGGCTCCCGCGGAAAAGCGGAATTCACGGATTCATGAATCCGTGAAATGCAAACCTGTCCCGGACACCATAGGGACGTCACCGCCGCAGCATGCCGACCGATCCGGCGAATGCGAGATATGCGAGGGTATTGGACGCGTCATTGTCGTGCACGAAAGGTCAAATAACGGCAGCCGCGGCGAATTTGTCGCTTTAACCCCATGGTCGGCTATGCGCGAGCGCTATTACAACTCGAATATATCGCACGAAATGCGCATCTTCCGCTGTCGCTGCCCTGCCGGCGCCGGCCATCCAGATTTCCCATTGCTGCCGAAGGAGATCCGACCGGTGGAGGATGCAGAAGATGTTTGATCGTCAGGGCAAGGCTTCGCTTGCCATGGCGAGGCAAGGCGAGGCGCAACTAATAGGGAAAATGTATGAAGATCAACATATCGATTGATGCAGAGCAACTGAAGGCCCGGACGACAAAGGAAACGAAGAACTTAGCCTATTCAACCGCCCAGGCATTGAACGATACGGCCCGAGATATTCAATATCGGATCCAGGGCGACGTGCAAAAGCTATTCCATCTCCGGAAGAAGTCCGGCGCAAAAGGCTGGGAAGGATCGACATCCGCCTTTTCGGAAGCGACCGGAGACCAACCCTCCCGAAGCGAACGCAGCTTTATTATTCGCTGCATAAAAGTATTTGCCTGGGCGAATGTCATGAAGGGAAAGCTGTTCGCCGAGATCGGGATAAATAATCGACCACGCTTGCTGCTTGCCAAGTTCGAGAAGGGCGGCATGAGAGATCCATTCGTTGGAAAACATGTTGCCGTGCCAATTCCGGAGGTGGCACGGAAAGGCTCTTTAACAAATCCCGTTGATCCCAAGCTGACGTTCAAGAAGCTCGCCTATAAAACCCATAGGACCAAAACAGGAAAGAAGCAAATCAAGGGGAAGATGCGCACGTTCATTCTATCCAGGACAAACACCCACCCCATGGGCGGGGTATATCAGCGCGTCGGTCCAATGAGAACAGACATCCGAATGGTCTATTCTTTCAAACGTGCATTCAGGCTGAAAGCCGTACTCGGCTTCATAAAGCGTGCCCAAAATACATATATCAAGAACTTCCGAGAAAACTTCTATCGTCGTTTTTATCACCTGCAAAAATAGAGGATGATCATCATGCAATGTGAATTGACGTCCAGAAACGTATCGAACTTAAAGCTGATTGCCATTCTCTCCATGATTGCCATACTCATGAAGGATTCAGTAGTTCCACGAGAGCTTGACGAGTGCATCGAGCGCGCGAGAACCGGCTGGAAAGCATTGGCACTGGAAGTGATGGATTTGTTTCCTGGAGGCTTGGGCAGCTTCGAAGCCGAAATATCGCGGCTGGCAAACGATTTGGGAATAGAAGTGACGGTCCTGCCCTTAAGCAATGTGCACTAAGAACAGCAAGCGAGAATGCAGCAAGAATGATGAGCGTGAAAGTGCTGATAATAGTACGTTTACAGACAGGCATGAGGGCAAAACCGCCGACGAACGGGTCCTTCCATGCAAGAGGGCTAGCGCGGGTGACGGCGGTGGCGGGGGAGGTGTATTGTAACGCGTTTTTAAAGTCCGTTCCGTTTCCGTTTCAAGAGATAGGTAAATGACCAAAAAAGAACCGGCAAATTATGCCACCGCGGCAGAAATCGCGGCGGATTTCGGGTGTTCCGAACGCCAGGTCCGCAATTTTGCAGCGGCCGGAATGCCGAAGGCTGCGCACGGGAAATATGATTTGCTGGACTGCTGGCGCTGGTATGCACGAAAGCTGAGAACGGATCTGGAGGAAGCCGAAAAGGCGGTTACGCTTCACAGCCTGGAATACGAACAGACGCGCGAAACAAAGGCACGTGCGGATATCAAAGAAATGGAGGCTGCGAGATTGCGCGGTGAGCTGATACCGCTTGAAATTTATAGACAGCATGTGGCGTCGCACTTCACGGTCGTGCGTCAAAATATCCTGGCGCTAGCCGGTCAGATCGCGCCGCTGCTCGAGGGGCTCGATCGCATAGAAATAAAATCACGGTTGCATCAGAAACACAGGAACATCCTGAAGGCGCTGGCAACCGGGGAGGAAGTGATCAATGCAACAAGTGCAAATGGCGATGGAACCCTCGCCGAGGGCCGCGGTGCTGATGCCGGAGCTGATCGACGCACTGAAGAGAATCGATCTGGAACTGACCGCCGTGCTCGCACCGCCGCCGGATCAAAGCATAAGCGAGTGGGCAGAGGCAAATCTGGTTCTAAGAAAAGGCACAAGTAGCCGGCCGGGTCCGTGGCTCACCGAATCTTACCAAAAGGAAATTCTCGAAGTTCTCACCGATCCGCTGGTCCGGGAAATAGTTTTCCGCAAATCCACCCAGCTCGGATGGTCGGCTTTGCTCAACGCGATCGCGGGATATTACATCGATGCCGATCCGAGCCCGATCCTATTTGTTCAGGCAAGCAAGCAGGCCGCGGAGGAATATTCGAAAAAGCGAATCGCGCCGCTCATCGCAGATTGTCCCGCGCTGGCAAAAAAAATCAAACCAGCCACGGCGCGCAGAGCGGGAAACACGCTGCTTCTGAAAGAATTCGAGGGCGGTTTCTTGCGTTTTGGATCCGCCGGCGCCGCAAAGACATTGCGCTCCGATCAGATCAGGATATTGATATTCGACGAAGTGGACGGATATCCTCTCGATTGCGAAGGGGAAGGCCCCCCGATCGATATAGCCGCACGCCGCACGGACAGCTATGAGGATGCAAAGATCCTAAAAGGCAGCACGCCGGCCAAGCCGAAAGGAATCAGCGAAATTGACAATGCTTTCCTGCAAAGCGACCAGCGCTTTTACTGGGTGCCTTGTCCATTTTGTGGCTTTATGCAGCCGCTGGTATGGAGGGATCTTGGTGAGTTCCTATCTCCGGAAGAAGCGAGCAAACATAAAGGCATATTCGGCACCGGCGCATATCGCCTTCGCTGGGAGAAGGACAATATAGGCAAGCCAATCCCCGGCAGCGTCAGATACTACTGCGCACAATGCGATAAGGGCATCGATGAAAAGCATAAGCAGCGGATGCTTGATGCCGGCGCCTGGCGCGCCAAATTTCCCGGGTTGCGGAACATCGAAGGCTATCTGAAGCCGGGATTCGCAATGGGGGGATTGTATTCTCCCTGGAAAAGCACCGTATGGTCGGCGATGGCGCAGGAATGGTTCGAGGCCACGGATAATCCAGAAAAACTGAAAACATTTGTCAACCTTCGCCTGGGAGAAACGTGGGATGAAGGCGCCGGAGAGAAACTTGATGAGCATATCCTCCGAGCTCGTTTGGAGAAATATCCTCTCGCTCCGGCATCAGTTGGCGGCGCACACTGGCAAAACTATCTCATTCCGTCGCGCTGTTGTCTTCTCACTGCAACGGCGGACGTGCAACGTGGGGGCGGCGGCCGAATCGAAGCTCAGGTTTTGGGATTCGGGCCCGGGGAAGAAAGCTGGCTGATTGCCTATGATGTGTTTTGGGGAGATGCCGGCACGATCGTCGACCCGGAAACCGGAATCAGCGTATGGGTGGAATTGGACAAATTTTTCCTTCGCGGATGGAGGCATGAATCCGGAGCAATTCTGAAGCCGGCCATCTGCCTTGTTGATTCGGGCAATCAAACAGACGCTGTTTACGAATATGTGCTCCCGCGTCAGATCCCGCAGCGCAGGGTGTACGCCTGCAAAGGCGTGGAATATCTTTCACGGCCTGGACTTGCCAAGGAAGGGACGGCGAAGCGTCACCATATCAGGCTTTGGGATATTGCAACCGTCGCTGCGAAGGATCGAATCTACTCCAGGCTGAGAATACCGCCGGCCCCCGACGGGGCTCCGAAGCCCGGCTATCATCACCTGCCCGATTGGGTCACGGACGAATATATGCGTCAATTGACAAGCGAGCAGAAAATCACCGAGCGGGATAAACGGACTCGACGATTGAGACAGCGCTATATCGCCGTGCACAGTCGTAATGAAGCGCTCGATTTGACTGTATATGCTCATGCGGGATTGTTCATCCTGCAGAACTACATCGATCCTGTTACATACCGCAATCTCGATCGACTTCATCAACTCGTCCTGCAGGCCGGCAGCCGCGGCTCCAGTGCGCCGCCACAGCCGCGAACAGGTCACCGAATTCTATCGGAAGGCATAAAGCTATAGCTAATTGCGAGTTGAGATCGTATTGCCGAATTGAATTTATCCGTTAGGGTTTTGCTGAAGAAAAGAAATTTGAGAGCCAATGGCATATTGAAGACAAATTGCTGAGAACAGCTCCAGCTATGAAACTACCTAAAATGGATAAAATAATCTGAGTCTTAACGGATAAAATAGCCTGCTTCCGCGTGTATAGTTTTACTTTGGATCTAGCCCAATCAAGATTTGGATTCCGATAAAAATCCTTTTCAAATATGATGCATTTATTAAAAACCGGCTCCCACAAATCAAATGCAAATATGCTGTTTCCCGGGGTGTCCTTTATCATCCCTTCAATTCTTCTCGCCGAGATCGCATCATTTTTTATTTCATATGCCAAGTCCCTCATTGCTCCCTCAAACCTTCCGTTATCGATAATGCTGGTATCGATACCTTTCAGCTCAGCGTACTGATCCATGGTTTGCTTCAATTTTAGCTTAAAAATATCCAAACAGCTTCGCTTAAAATGAGAGTAAGCTTTTTCAACAACATGCTGTTCGGTTTCATCGTAAACCCAGTGCCTTGACAGATGGTCCAAGGCCGCATTAAGCTCGAATAAAACCTCGATTGGCAGATGATTTTCTACTTGAACGGAGCTATAAAGCAATTTTACATAATCGTGGTAAAATTGAAATAGCTCTGGTAATGTCGATGGCTTGGTTGGCATTATCGGAGACAGTCGTCTACAAGCTTTTCTACTGAAGCGTGGTCCAGTACGCGATCCCTCATAATGCTGCCCCTGCCTATGTAGGGAAAAAGCGAAAACGAGCGCATTTTAGCGCCAGTTCGTTTTTCGCTTTCTATGCGAATCTGGTCGATAGTACTTCCCCTTAATTCCTCAGAAGAACGGTTTGTCCACATTTCGACATCCCGCTCCAAATTGGAAAGCGTTCTGGATTCCTCATCATGACAATTGCTTGTCATATGACAATTGCTTGTCATGTGGTGCGCGGTTTCATGTGGCATAATCGCCTTCCCATATCGGGTAAAAGCACTATAAACTTCTCGTTGCTCAGCACTTACAGAAAATCGGCAAAGCATCACATCCCCATTATACATTTGTCAAGCTAATCCTTGAATATTTGTTTTGTGATTTATATCACCAATTGATCAAGTCAGGCAAGGCCCAAATTCAATCCGCGCTTTCAGATGCTGGGGGGGGGGCGACAGAAAATGTCATCTTTTCAGATTTTTCAATCCATCGTATTTTCCGCGCATGGCAGGAATTACTCTTGAACAAGCAGAAGCGCATCTCACCCTGTGGCTGGATCTAGCCGCAAAGCTTGCGGAAAATCCGCACGCTCAATACGTGAATCAAGGCCGGAGCTACACGAATGCCGATCTCGGTGAAGTGCGCGCGAACATCGAGTTCTGGGACAAACAATGCAAGCGTCTCAATCGAGGAGGTCCTCGAGTGCGTGGAGTGATGCCGCTATGAGTTCGATGCAGCAGGCTGTCGGGCAAGCGATGAAACCCACCCTGGTGGACCGGGTAGTGAATTATTTTTCGCCGGTCAACGGCGCCAGGCGCATGCGCGCCCGAGCCGTGCAGGCGATCGCCGGCAATTTCATGTCTTCCGGCATCGGCGGCTATACGGGAGCGCGCATAGACCGGCGCGCCTCAGGCGGATGGACATATTTGAGCGGAAATGCGGACGCCGCCAGTCTCGGCGACATCCCAACGCTTCGCGATCGAAGCCGCGATCTGCTCCGCAACTCTCCGCTTTCCGTAGGCGCCGTTGGGACCGTGGTTCAGAGCGTGGTGGGCAGCGGCCTGGCGCTGCAGGTGAAGCCGGAGGCAAAACGCCTGGGCTGGACTCCCGAGCAAGCGGCCGAGTGGGCTGCGAATACCGAGAGCGAATGGTATTTGTGGGCTGAAAGCGCGTTCTGCGATGTAACGCGAACGCTAAATTTCTATGGTCTGCAGGCCCTGGCGTTCCGCAGCGCGATGGAGAGCGGGGACGCGTTTGCCCTGCTTCCAATGATCGCTATCAAAGGCATGCCCTATAAAACCCGCGTGCAAATAATCGAAGCCGATCGCGTGGCAAATCCAAGCAAGGCCATGGCAGACGGCACAAAGCTGGATAGCGGCAATCGGATCTACGCCGGCATTGAAAAAGACGAGAGCGGCGCCCCGGTGGCGTACTACATCCTGCGGCAGCACCCGGGAAGCGTCGAGGGCCGCCTGAGTCGGGCAACGGACCGCTATCCAGCATTCGGCGAAAGGACCGGCCGGCGCAATGTGCTGCATCTGTTCGATCGATTGCGG